CAGCAATAATTCAGCAATAATTCAGCAATAATTCAGCAATAATTCAGCAATAATTCAGCAATAATTCAGCAATAATTCAGCAATAATTCAGCAATAATTAACAATATAAATAAATATTTATAATATAAGATAAGATGGTTTATAAAAAAACTAGAAAAAGAAATACTAGAAAAAGAAATATAAAAAAAACTAGAAAAAGAAATACTAGAAAAAGAGTTAATAAAAAAAAATTACAATTCGGAGGTAATAGACGTCCGGTTATAGAAAATATAGAACAAAATAATATTGATTATTTTAAAATTTATTAGAAAATATAGAACAAAATAATAAAGAAATATTAAGTGAATATTATTCAATTAATCAATATGGAGGAGTAAAACTCACTGCTATTATGTATAGTGCATTTATTCATAAATACGATATTTTAGATTTATTTTTAGATCATGCAAATATAGAACATATAAATATAGAACATATAAATTTATTAGAACAAGAAAATGGTATAGGTTTATGTGATTTATTAATTCATAATTATTTGTCAGGACAAATAACCGATGAAAAAAAACAAATGATTTAAAAAATATTTTTAAAAATATTTCTTAAAAAAATATGATATCTGCAGATTATAATTTTAATCATTTACATGTTTGATGCATAATTTTATCGCGAGTTTTAATCATTATATAAATTTGATAAAAATATTTATCTTTTAAATAAACAAAAATTTAAAAGATATGTTGGATTATTATGGTTCAATCACTAAATGTGATGAAGAAATTGATAAAGAATTAATTGAATTATTTAAAAAAAAATGTTATGAATCATATATTAAAAATTTAATTTTTAAATTAAGAAAAGAAGAAGTTATTTATAAAGAATATTCAATTTCAGGATGGATGATGTTTCATAGAGATACAATAAAATATATTATTAATATTGAATTAAATTATAAAAAACAAAAATCAGAAAAAAAATTAAAATTTTTATATTGTTATAATCTTTTATTTAATGATTATGATATATGTAGATCTATTTGTGATAAATTATAAAAAAATATATTATATATATGAATCAAATTAAATATGGTCAATTAAATAAATCGATACGTTATATTTTATGTAAAACTAAAAGTAATAATGATATTAGTGTTCAAATAAGAGTTAATGCAGGATCTAGAGATGAACAAAATAATATTCACGGGATATCACATGTATTAGAGCATATGTTTTTTCAAGGATCAAAAAAATATCCTACACAATTAGAATTAGAATCAGAAATATATAATTGTGGGGGGGTATTTAATGCATACACAAGCAAAGCTTCAACCGTATATCATATAGATGGATCTAAAAAATGTTTAGAAAAATTTTTAGAAATAATGAGTGAATCTTTTTTTAATTCATTAATAGATGAAACGAAATTAGAAAATGAAAAAAAAGTAGTTATTAATGAAATAAATGATCATTTATCAGATCCTTCTAATTTATCGTGGTATGGAATAGATGAATTACATTTTAAAAATACTAGATTAGAGAAAAATGTTCCCGGTAAATCAAAATCTGTTACATCTTTAAATAGTGATAAATTAAAGAATTATATAAATACTTATTATCAAAATAATGTTATTATTTCGGTAGGTGGGAATATTAATTTTGAGAAGACATTGAATTTATTAAAAAAATATTTTATGAAAAAAATAAATTATCCCGCTAAAGAATTTAAATCAATTACAAATGATAAAAAAAGAATTTTATATAAAAAAAATAATCAAAAAAAATTTAATATAAAATATATTAAAAGATCTGATCAACAATCTTTTATAACTATATCTTTTCCATCATTTAATTATACATCAAAAAATACTTATATAACATCTTTAATATCAGAATTATTAACAGGATATATGAGTTCAAAATTATATGATATATTAAGGAATAAAGAAGGTTTAATTTATCATATAAATACAGGTGATAATAATTATGAAGATATTGGTGTATTTTATATACATTTCAGTGTAAAAAATAAAAAAGAAAATATATTAAAAAGCATTGAATTGGTATACAAAATAGTTGAAGAATTAAAAGATACAATAGATGATATAGAATTACAAAGATGTAAAAATAATTTAATAGAAAATTTAAAATCTAATAAAAATAATCCTTATTGGATGTGTGGAAATTGTAGTTCAGAATTATATCATTCAAACAAAATAATTTCTATTGAAAAAGATATAGAAAATATAAAAAATATAAAAATTGAAGATATTCAAAAAATTGCAGTAATTATTTTTAAAAAAAATTTATCAAATATATCTTATACTGCAAATATGAAATATTTATAATTTATTTAATTCTTTTATTTAATTCTTTTATGAGGTTCAATGTATTCAAATTTAAAATAATCAAATATATCTTTTTCTGTTAAAAATTTATGTTTTACTTTTTTCTTAGTATCTGCATGTTTAACCGAATATTCATTAATTGTATATCCTAATTCTAGTAATTTATTTCTCATGTTTACATTAAATTCACCAGATCCTGTAAAATATAATATAGCAAATGGATATTCTTCAGGTTTTGTAAACATAATATCAATTCTTCTAAAATATTTATTATCAATTGTGGATATTCCCATATATTTTTTTGGTCCATATGCTAATGTTTCTACAATATATTTATCTTCAATTAATTTATTAATAAATTCTTCATAAGTATTTTTATTTTGTGCTTTGATTAATACATCAATGTCCCCACTATCTTTATTTTTTCTACGATATGAACCTGCAATTGTTAAATCAGAATTTTCATCTATTTTTGATAATAGATTGTTTAAATAAATTTCATGTTTTTCAATTTCTTTATATGGGATTCTTTTTAAAATTTCATCATAAAATTTTAATCCTTTTATTTGAACATCATTTAAATAATCATCGATATTATCACATTTTTTTAACTCACCAATTGATTTAAAACCTTTATTAATTAATTTCTGAGCACAATTAGGTCCGACACCATGAATTTTTAAAAATGATTCTTTTATTAGATTATTATCTTTATTAGATATAATTTTTTCATAATCTGGACAAGTATCGGTTTCAATAATTGTTCTTATTTTATCTTTTAAACCTTTTCCAATTCCTTCAATATTTGAAAGATTTTTTTCAGTTAATTCCGAATCATCTTTTAATTTCTTTAATCCTGTTAAAGCTTTTGAATAAGATTTAGCTCTGAAATGATCATAATTATTTTTGCAATGTTCTTCCATTTTGGTAAAAATTTCAATAATTTTTTTTAATTTATTATCAGATGAATTTTCTTTTAAGATAACATCTGTTCTTTTACGAAGATATCTACCAAAACGAGGTACTCCTTTATCAGTTAATCCTGAATATTCAAAAGTAATAATTGTCCCTATTGGGTGCGTTTGTTTATAATTTTTACGAATTTCATCATTCATACCAGACAATGTGAATTCATGATCTTCATCATCATCTATGGTCATATATGTATCATGATTAATTAAAGGTTTACAAATGAAACTTCCTAATAAATTTTTATATTTCCCTTTACCAAATTTATAATCGATAATAATTGCTTCACGATCAAATGTTGGTTTATATTTTAATAATTCTGAACTTCTTCCATCTTTATATTTTTCTGAAGGATGTTTCAACATGATACCTTCACCATTATTTTCAATAATATTTTTATAATATTTTTCCATATGTTCATAAGATTCTATTTTTATTTGTTCTGCAAATTGAATAGGTGAATCTAAATTATTATATGGAGATACAAGAGTTCTTTTCTTTTTGATTTTCCATCTTGCTTCACAAAATTTAATTATTTTATTTAATTCTTTTAATCTATTAATAAATGTATCATCAAAAGTTGTAATATCATATGTAATATATTGAATATCAATCCATTCTTCATCAATGGGTGTTTTTTTACGAACAACTCCCATTAATTGAAAATTATCACGACCCGCCCACAATTCCCCATCAATAATATTTTTCCCCAATAGTTCTGCAGGAGGCATTGAATTTAAAAACCATTTTGGAGGATAAAATTCTTTACCTGATCTTGAATAAAAGTGACCAATTCCATTTTTATCATATCCAAAAAAAGCTCTGTAACCATCATATTTTTCAGACATAATCCATCCTATAGGAGGTTTTTTATATTTTGAAGTATCTTTTTTGTTACCGGGCATATCTTTTTGAAATTCTTTAGCAAGTTGAACTTTAAAAAGACACATTAAAAACATTTTTATTTATAGTAATTTATGTATTTTTATCTCTAAATTGATTATCAAATTTACAATAAATTATTTCTTTTTTGTTATACTTTTTTAGGGCCTACTCCTCATCCAGCTCAGGGAGGGTATCTTTTTTGTGTATCATCACTAGCACTAGCATTATAATATATAGAAATATAGATATGAAATCTAAAATTATCACTGTTTATGCTAAAACAGATAATAGTAAAAATTATGTAATTTTAAATGGAACGAGGGATTCATTTCTGCGATTAATAATCTAATTAATCTTTTCAAATTTTTTAACGATAGTATTTAAATATATAATATTAAATACTATATTATGAAAGTAAATTTATTAAAAATAAACAATAGTAATTGGGTAGTAATTCCAAAAAGAAATACTGTTCAAGAAATATTAGATATTTATAGTAAAATTAATATAGATGAATTTAATAATTTATTAGATGAAAATATAATAAAAGATATAAATGGAGAACCTGATATATTAAAAGCTACTAAAATTATTAAAAAATATAATAGTAATATTGAAGAAATAGATTTTGAATTATATGAATCTTTTTAAAGACTATCGTTAAAAAATTTGAAATTTGTATAGTAAAAATACTAATAAATAATTATTGAAGAATGAGACAAAGATGCCAATTATTAGATAAAAGAAAAAAAACAAATAAATTAAAATTTGTAAGTTATAAGAATATGATGAAAGAATCTCATAAAATAATTAATAATTGTGAATATAAAACAGTATCTAAATTATAGTATAATAATCTATGGTGGAAATTATAGATGATTTTTCACATTCATAAAAATAATACCATTGTGATGGTATATAAACAATTAAATTAGGTTCTAAATTTATTTTATGAGCCCATTTTTTTATAGAATTATTATTTTTATTTAAAATATCTTCTTTATGTTTCGGATGAATAAGATACAATGTAGATTTATCATAAATTTGAAAGATTAATAAACCATTTTTATTATTTTGTGATAATTCTATGGAATAATTACCCTTCAATAATGATAAATTGTAATTATCATATGATAATTTTGGTTTAAAATATTTAAATATATCTTTTAAATCATTTTCTAAATTTAAATCTTTAATTAGTTTTTGATTATTGTGAATATGTAGATTAGAATTATCTTTAGTAAATGTTTCTAGAGAAATAAATTTATTATTATCATTGATTATATATCCTTGATTTTTTAAATTTAAATTATTAAAAGATAAATTTTGAAATAATTCATATTTATTTGCTAGATTATGAATAATAAGTGGATTATTTTCTTTTATTTTATCTTTAATAACAACAGAATTAGGATTTTGTATTTGTTGAACTGTTGCATTGATGTTAAATTTTTGTAACTCATAGTATTTTTTATATAAAAATGCAATTATGATTAATATTATAAATAATAAAAACATAAACTATATAAAGATTTATTATAATAATAATGTATAGTAACCGAAGATGTCACTAGTTGGAAATGTTAAATGGTTTAATTCAAAGAAAGGATATGGGTTTGTTAATGTAATGACTCCTGATAATGAAAATACTGGTAAAGATTTTTTTGTTCATTTTAGTAACATTACTACTAGTGGATATAAGAGATTATTTCCTGGGGAATATGTTTCTTTTAATTTAGGAAAGAGTAATGAAGGAAAGACAATTTGCATGGATGTTATGGGAGTACACGGTGGTCCTCTATTAACAGATAATGAAACACATCGTTTTAAGGTTTTTCCAAAAATGAGAAATGATGATAATGATAATGATGATAATGATAATAATGAAAAATAAATATATTTTATAAATTATATGAAAAAAAAATATAATTCTAGGAGAACAAGGAGAACAAGGAGAACAAGGGGAACAAGGAGAACAAGGAGAACAAGGAGAACAATGGGAACGAAGAGAACAAAGAGAACAAGGAGAACAAGGAGAACGAAGAGAACAAGGAGAACAAGAGGGAAAAGGGAAAAAATGAGAAAAGCGAAGATGGAGGCGGCGCCTGAAATTTTTGATGAAATTTTTGATGGTATTGACGGGGAACTAGAGGACTTCCCCTCAGATGGAGGGGGGTTTCGTGGGAAATTAGGCGGTCCTCATTCAGAATATGACGGGGGGTTATGGGATACAGAAATGATGGACACAACAGGAGATCCTTCTGAAACAGGAAGTAAGGGGAGAGGTGGTGGAGTAAAACCTAAAATCTCAAAAAACTCATCAAATAGAGCAAAAACATTGAAATGGACACCAAAAATGGATAAATTGTTATTACAAGCAGTGGAGAAATATGGAGTGAAACAATGGACAAAAATAGCTCAAGAAATAGCTCAAGAAGTAGGGTATGGGGTGACTAATAAACAGTGTTATCAACATTGGAATTCTATAAATCCCCTAAATAAACAGGGAGGGTGGACTGATGAACAAGATCAATTAATTAGAGAATTTTATGAACAATCAACACGGGGGGAACATAAAAAATGGAAAATTTTGTTAGAAAATGAAACAATGAAGGGTAGAACAAAAAGGATGTGTGCGGAAAGATGGGAGGCGCATTTAGATCCCATGGTTAATAGAGGGGGATTCACGGAGGAAGAAAATAGTAAAATTAAAAAATTGGTTCAAGATGAAGAGGGGTGGGCAGAAATTGCTAGACAATTGGGTCTAAATGATCTCAAACAACATCGACGTCCACAAGATGTTAGATATTATTGGCAATTCAATTTATCAAGGAGAGAATAATTATTCAAATAAACAATTAAGAATTTCTTCTTTATTATCTTTTTTTTTACGAGGTTTTCTATTTTCTATTTTTTCTATAGAACCATCAATTTTATAGAGATGAATATCATAATTACATTTTTTATAAAAGTTTATTCTTTTTTCACATTGTTTTGAAAATTGAATAAAATTTGGATGAATATCATTAAAATCAACAATTAAAGGATGAAATTTACGAACTTCTGGTTTTTCTCTTAATATACGACCAACTGATTGTACTACATCTGATTTTGGTGATGCAAGAAATATTGCATTTAATTTTGGTATATCCATTCCTTCTGATGCCATAGAAAATGTTCCTAAAATAATATCTTTTTCTTGTGAAATCCTTAATTCATCTGGTTTCATTCCACCTACATACAAACCAGAACATTCTTTTTTTAATGTTTCATTTAAAAATTTTTTGGTATAATTAAGAAAATCCCTTCGATCCGAAAGAATAAGAATTTTTCTACCTAAATTATATTCTTTAATCACTAAATTATTAATAAAATCTATTCTTTCTTTAAAATTACAAATATTATTAATTAATCTCGGCATACATGTTTTTCCATTATAAAGAATTTCTTCTTTACAATATTCTTTATTTTCATTATAATATTCATATACTCTTGTCTCAATATAATCAGTGTTTGTTTCCTTTGTAATATAAACTAAAGGACCTATATACCATTCAAATACTTTCCTTAAACCATCTTTTCTATCAGGTGTCGCCGATAAACCTAACATATATTTAGAAGCAACTTTACTCATGCATTTATGAAATACTTCTGCGCCTAGATGATGACACTCATCAAAAACCGCTAATCCAAAAGATGAAAATGTATCTTCTTCATATTCTTTCATTGATAAACTTTGAACCATTGCTAAGACTATATCTTTATTTTCAATATCAACTGTATTTTGTTGAATTTTACCAATCCTAGCTTCAGGTAGAAATTCCAATATCCTATCTCTCCATTGATTCATTAAAAAGTCTTTATGAACAACAACAATTGTTTTTTTCTTTAATAACGATATTATCCATAACGATAATACCGTCTTTCCTCCCCCGCATTTTAGTGATATAATCCCCCCCCCATTCTTATAGGCATTATCACAATAAGATTTTATAATTGGTTCTTGTTCTTTTCTTAATGATCCATTAAATTTAATATTTATATCTGTACCCTCCCCCAATTTATTATTTAATGGATTACCAAATTTATCTTGGCCATAAAATCTAGGTAAATATAAACTATTGGGACTTTCTAAAAATAATTGAAATTTTTTTTCATTTTTATCACCGAAATCTCCATAAACATATGGATTTACCGATAAATCTTTTTTTATTTGTTTTAATTCTGTTAATTTTAAATTTTTCTTTTTTATTTTATAACCATTATTTGATAATGTTGTTTCCATTATAAATTAATAAAAGAAATATTTTTAAATCAAATTTATATTTAATATATATATATATATAATGCGTTCTAATAGAAGAATGACTAGAAGAACTTCCAGAAGAACTAAAAGAAGAACATCTCAGAGAACTAAAAGAAGAACATCCAGAAGAACTTCCAGAAGAACTTCCAGAAGAACAACCAGAAGAACTGGCACCCTTCCTAGTAAGAAATTTTAGAGATGAAATGAAGAAATGTGATAATTAATTAAAACAATTTATAAGGATTCACTTTTCTTATATCATATTTTGTATTGTTCTTTTTAACATAATTATTCATATAAACAATTTTTTATTAATAAAATATAATGATTATATTATGAATATTATGAATATTATGAATATTATGAATAAAATCTTTTTAGCTAGTATATTAATATTATCATTAATATTAATATGTAAAAATAATAAATCAGGATATATAAATTATGGTGAATTATATGAAAATCCTATATTAAATTGTCCTGAACAATATGAAATTGGTATAGGACAATTATCTAAAAAAAAAACATTAATACAACCATTTGGTTATACAAAAAATTATTTATTTGATATAACTAGATTTAAAGATCCGACAACACAATCAATGGATTTTAATAATTTAAAATTAGGTAGACCAATTGAAAAATTAAAACCTTTACCAGTTGATCCAGATTTTTTTAATCATATATAATATATATATGATAAGTGATTTAATAGATTTTAGAGTTTTATTTATAAGTATGAATGTTTTTATAGCTTATAATTATATTACTAAAAAAGATGATAAAATTTTATTAAAAAATGATTAATATTTTTTATTAATAACATATTTTGAATTAGAATATTCCGCTTCACCACCACCGAGTTGGCCTTCAGACACATTATTTTCTGAATAATCCCAAAATTGCTGACTACCTAATTTTACATTATCATGAGGATCTGCTTTATACCAGAATACTTGATCTGTTAATTTATTACTTTTTGCATTATTATGAATAACTAAACATTCGAAATTTTCCGTACATTGATCCATCACTTGACAAAACATCTCAAAATTAGGAAACATTCCCGCATAATGTTCATATAATCTTTTTCGGTTACTTACATAATTTTCTCTTAAAATAAATATATAATCTATATTTGTTCTTAAATTTGGAGGAATTCCAAGCGCATATTGCATTGTGATCATAAATAAAATTTTAAAATGACGACCATTCATGAATAAACTTCTTACATTTTTATCTTTTGTCCATGAATTATCATATAAACAATCATCTAAAACTAAAAATGCTCTTGGATCTATAGAAGGATTGGCCTTCCATTGATCGAGCATTAATCTTTGTCTTTTTAAGATATTAGAAATGATCGGGGGTTGATATTCTTCATGAATAAATAATTTGGGAACCATTTTTGAATAAAATTCATTGGCTGCTTCAGTACCAGATATTACCTGACCAACAGGGATAGAACTGTGATGATATAATATATCTTTACATAAAAAAGATTTCCCTGTTTCGCGTTTACCGATTAAAACAACAACTTTATCATCTTTTATATCATTCATATTAAATCTTGATAATTGTATTTCCATTAAGTATCTATATTAATCATATAATAAAATTATATTATTTTTAAACATATGGATTATATATTAATCATTCAAAATTTGATTTGCATTACATTGAATTAATAATAAAAATATTTAAATATAAATCATTTATCTTAAATAAGATAGAAAAAAAATAATGGCACCGGGATCTTGGAACAATAAGAATTATGGTGGTCTCCATACTGGGACAGGGAAATATCAAAAAGGCGGTGTTTATTCAACAAATGGTCTAAGACACAAGAAAATTCCAAATAATAAATTCACTGACGGTACAGAAGTAAGATATATGGGTAAACATAAAGACCATGTTAATGTAAGGGGGAAGGTGGTATCAAAGAAAGATGATACTCATAAATCAGGGAGATCAATTATTAAAGTTGAAACAAATGAAAATAAATATACATATTTTCACAAGAATAATTTAGAATTAGTCTGATTCATCGTCTTCTTTTTCTTCATTAACATTTAAATATTCCATTGTTAATTCATAACTTTTTTGAATAATTTTTTTTTTAAAATTTTCATCTATATCAAAATTCAAACCAAATAAAAGAGGTATTTTTATTATATTTTTATTATTTTCTATTAATATTTTTTCATTTTCAGTATTATAATCATTGAGCATTATGGAAAATATTATTTTTACTATAGGTAAAGTTTTAAAAAACTCATTTTTAAAAAATGTATCCAATGTACCTTCATCTCCAGTAATAAATATTCCCAAATAATCATTTTTATTATCTTTTATATAATCAATCGGAATTGAACCCTTTATTCCTCCATCAACATACATACAATCATTATATAAGACTGGTTTAAAAAATAAAGGAATAGATGTTGTCATTTTTGCAAGAGTTACAAAAGATAAATCTGGATAATTTTCATAAGAAATATATTCCATATATCTCTTAGTTACATTAAACACTTTAACAACTAATTTTATTTTTGAAATATCATATAATTCTTTTAATGATAAATCATCACAATCTAAATAATTTTTAATAATCGATTTAAATATTTTTTCTATACCATCAGTATCAAATAAACCACACTCATTAATAAAATCACTAATATCCAAATTTTCAATATTTAAAAAATTATTTAAATCATATTCTATTATCAATTTATTCCATATATTTATATCGATTTTCAATAACAAAGTTAAACATGGTAAGATACCAACAGAGGTAGTTATAATTTCTTCTATTCCATCTAAATTCTGATTGATTATTTTTTTATTAAATAATGCTTTAAAAATACCCCCATAACAAATACCGGATGGACCTCCACCCGATAATATTAATCTTTTAATTACCATTTAATTAATAAATTAATTAATATTTAAATAATAACTTATTTGGCAAAATTTTCATTTTTGAAATTTTCAAAAGCTAAATCTAAATATTTTTGCGATTTTATAAAAATCGGTATATAATTATCTTTATAATTATAAATACTAAACCATTTGGGTGTTTTATGACTAATTAAAATATTATGTTTTTTAAATTCTCCAAATTGAGTGAAAGGCCATTTTTCAATATCTTCATCTGTTAAATCATCACCCTTGGGATTAACACACCATTTATACATGTCAAATGATGCATGTAAATCTCCTCTTAAAGGAATCATATTAATTGATTCATCATTAAATTCGTCTAAAGGGATTATATGGGCCATTTCAATGGGTCCTTCATTTGTAAGAATACATTTATTATTACCATAAAATGAATAATTTTTTTTAGATTGTTCTTTTGAATTATATTTCCTTTTTTTTCTTTTATATAAATGATTATCATTATTATCATTATTATCACTATTTTCACTATCTGTATCATTTATTTTATCTGTATCATTTATTTTATTAACTGTATCATTTATTTTGGTATCATTATCTACATTTGATAATTGAATATTTAATAACATATTATATTCTGATTCATCTATTTTTATTAATTTTAAAGGGTTAACTGTAGATTTTTTATTTTCTTTAAAAATTTGAACTTTACCATATTTTTTAATTTTTAAAATTATGCAAGGTTTTTTATCATGGATTGCATAGTCGTTTATATTTAATGTATTAAAATCCGCATCAATGATATTTTCCATTGTATATTTGTATATTTTGTATATTTTGTATATTTTGTATATTTTACAATAAATAGTAGCATTAATATCAAATTTCAAATGGCTATTTATTTTCTTTATTTCTTTATTTTATTTTATTTGTTTTACTTCTAGAAAGATGTTTTTCTATATTTGATTTAGATTTAGAAATATTTGTTTTTTTTTTCTCAAGCTTTTTGTATTCATATTTTCCAGTTGAATCATTAAATTCTAAATTTTTAATTTTCATTATTTGAAATTTTTCATTACAATATTCAATTTCATTTATTTTATTTAATGCCCCAGATTCACATAATCTATATAATAAATCTTTTAATTGTTTTTCTACTGAATCACTGAATTCTGATTCTGATTTTTGCATCTTAATAAATATAGATAATCTATTTAATTTGGATCCTTTATCTAATTTCGACCATGATTTTTTAAATCTTTCTTCTTTTTCTTTTTCAATTTCTTGAAATATATCTTCCATTATATATATATTTATTTTTCATTCTTTAAATGAAATTTTATACTATTATATCTTAAATAATATATTATTTTATTTATCTTTAAATATAAATATATGTTATATATAAAATGAGTGCATTAGAGGGTATTCACTATGTAAGACCACCTGAATTGGAATTTAGTAAAATTGATGAAAATGATGATTATACTGAATATAAAATTAAAACTTTTAAAGATTCAAAAGAAAAAAATAGTGATAATATTTTTATTGCAGATATTGATTCTATGTTATTCTGTGATGATACTTTTAAAATTAAAATGCCTAAAAAAAATTTAATGATAAAAGATGGAAAAAAAAGATTTGCTTATGCTGTCGGTATGTTCCCTAATCCTAAAACTGGAGAACCATCATATCTTGATGGTTGCATATTAGCTGGACTAGGTTTAAAGAGACAAAAAACAAATGCTGATATTATTTGTTTTATAACTCATGATATTTCTAAAAAAGATAAAACTAAATTAGAAGTTGTTTTTGATAAAGTTATATATGTCCCATATATTTCACCATATGATATGG